AGTAGGTTCTGTATCTTTATTTGTAAACACAACTGGCGCTAGTAATGTTGCTGTGGGTCAAGAGGCTTTGAGGTACAACACCACCGCATCCAACAACACCGCAGTTGGGTTTCAATCTTTAATATTTAACACCACGGGTGTTAGTAATACTGCTGTTGGTTATGGTTCTTTAGACGCTAACACCACAGCATCTAATAACACCGCCGTTGGTATAAATTCTTTAGGCTCAAACACCACAGGCGCAGAAAACTTAGCCGTCGGTAGTAATGCTTCGTATAGCAATCAAACTGGCAACGGTATTACAGCCGTGGGCGGGTCTACGCTGTACAACAACACCGCAAGCAACAACACCGCAGTGGGTTCTGGTTCTCTGTATGCCAACACCACAGGTACATTTAACTTAGCAGTTGGTGCGGGTTTGTATGGTGGAGCTGCCGGTACACTTGGTGCAAACACCACAGGTTCTTACAATACAGGTTTGGGCGTTCGCGCACTTCAAGCCAGCACGACTGCAAGCAATAACACAGCAATTGGCTATGCAGCAATGTACAACAACACCACAGGGGACTCTAACACTGCCGGAGGTACAAGTGCTTTAACCGCAAACACCACAGGCACACAAAACACCGCCTTTGGTATGAACGCGGCCCGCGACAACACGACAGGTTTATCAAACTCTGTTTTTGGTGAAGGCGCTTTCATTTCAAACACAACAGGAAGTTACAACACCGCTGTTGGACGAATGTCGCTTTTTCTAAACTCCACTGCATCTAACAACACTGCGGTGGGCTTTCAGGCGCTTTATAGCAACGCCACAGGAATTAATAACACTGCGTTAGGCTACAATGCAGGACTGAGTCTGACTAGTGGTCAGCAAAATGTCTTTGTAGGCGCTCAAGCTGGTGATGCAATTACAACTGGCGAAAATAATACGGTTGTAGGACAAGGCGCATTAGCTAACGATGATGTTGGTTTAGGGTCAGTAGCCATAGGTACGCAAGCTATGGTTGGTCAAAACATTGCTAGTGCGACTTACACTTTAAATACCGCAGTTGGATTTCAGTCGCTATACTACAACGTTACTGGTGCGGGAAATACATCTTTAGGTTATCGTGCGCTAATGGGTAGTGCCACCGGAGCGAGTACCAGCGCTAGCACAGCTATCGGGTATCATGCGCTCAAGTCTACTACCACCGGCGCTAGCAACACAGCCGTTGGTTCTGAAACGCTAAATTCAACCACCACAGGAACAAACAATAGCGCGTTGGGTAATGTTGCGATGGCGGCTAACTTAACTGGCGCATACAACGCCGCTTTAGGTGATGCTGCACTTCGCTCCAACACCTCCGCAAGCTACAACATTGCTGTTGGGTATCAGGCTGGGTATGCAAATACGGTTGGTCAGTATAATGTCTTTTTGGGAAACCAAGCTGGAGATGCTAGTACGGCTAGTAGTGCAAATACTTTTGTTGGTAACAACTCTGGAAGTGTATTTAACATAACTAGTACGGGAAACGCTTTTAACACTTTTATAGGATGTGATTCAGGATCAACAATTACCACTGGCTCAAAAAACACCCTCCTTGGCGCATACAACGGCAACCAAGTTGGCTTAGACATCCGCACCTCGACCAACCAAATCGTACTGTCTGATGGTGATGGGACTCCAAATCTCAGGGGTTTCCTTTCCACCCAGAGTGGCTCTCAAGGGAACACTTTTGTAGATAGGGCGTTCGGTCACAGTAGAGGCGCGGTAAATTCCGCTCAGACTATTTTGCTTACTGTTTCAGATAACAGCAATTACAGAGCCGCACGATTTAACTGGGTTACCGATGTGAATAATTATCGGGCCGGTCATATCTATGTAAGAGTTTCGAGCATTGCAACAGGGGCCGCTAATCACGTTGCCGCTTGGTATTTTTACAGATGTAGCGCTTACAACAAGAATATTAGCGCGGCGCTTATTGACTCTGGTGGCAATACTGGCAACTTTACAATAACGGTTAGTGACCAAGGGGATTTAGATTCCGATAGTTGTTCACTACAGGTTGCGGCTACAGGGCCATCCGGTAATGGCAGTATCAACGTGGAATGTTTTGCAACTAATTATCCCGGAATTAGGGAGGCTTGGAGAGCGTAATGACTTGGATTATTGAAGGACAACTATTAACTGAAGACATAGGCTCCGTAACTGGTTTTGTAAAAGAAGTACGTTGGGCTTATCAGTACGAAAACGACGGGGTTGTGGGACAAATTAATAACACAATAGATTTTGAGTATGACCCAAGTGCGTCGTTTACACCTTTTGCAGATTTGACTCAGGAACAAGTAGTGGATTGGGTTAAAGGTGCTTTGGGTTCAGCCGCAGTTTCGTACTATGAAGCTAAAACCGCAGAAGTGGTTGACGCCGCAGTTGCAAGCGAAGAACCTAATCCACGCAAGATTTTTATCACCTCACCTTATACGGGTAGTGACCAAAACCAAAATCAACCGTGGGCGTAACATCTAACTCTAAAGGAGACTTAATATGGCTATAACTTACACTTGGACAGTGACAAACATGTCCGTACTACAAACCCCACAACCTGATTTTGTTGTTAATGCCCAGTGGCTTTGCTCTGGCGTTGAAGGTGATAACTCGGGCGAAATGGGTGGAACTCAATCATTTCCTGACCAACAGGGAGACAATTTTGTCCCGTATGCAAACCTTACCGAATCTGAAGTTTTAAATTGGGTATGGGAGCAAATGGGCGAAAACGGCAAGTCCAACACAGAGGCTTGCGTAGAAGGACAGATCGAATCTGAAAAGAATCCCCCTGTCTCGCCTACATCCGAACCACTACCGTGGTAATTTAACTTTAAACTAAGGAGACTTATGATGGCTAAAAACGAAAAGAAAACCATTACTGTCAATGAAGTAGAACACAACATTGAAGACCTGACCGAGCAACAACTTGCTATGGTTAACCACATCGCCGATCTGGATAAAAAGCTGGGGCAACTTCAGTTTAATGCCGATCAGCTAAACGTAGGCCGAGAAGCATTTGTAAACATGCTTTCAGGGTCGTTAGAAAACCCCGAACCCAAAGAAGTAAGTGAGTAAGATGTATTATGAGCCGCACTGTTCGAGATGCCCACCGTCGTATAGACGAAATTGAGCCTAGAGTGACCAAGCTGGAAACTGAGGTACATATCCAATTTAAAGAGGTATTTACTCGGATTAAACGCTTGGAGACAATCCTGATCGGTGCGGCTGGTACTATCATAGCGATGCTAGTAGCCATCTTATCTAAAATGAGTTAATAAGGAATGGGAGGCTATTTATGCTACAGCAACTTATAGGTCCCGTTTCAGGGCTGTTAGACAAGTTTATTGAAGATAAAGACCAGAAAGCTAAGCTCGCCCATGAAATTGGGACTATGGCGGAAAAACATGGGCAGGAGATTGCCCTAGCGCAGATTGCGCTAAACACCGCCGACGCTAAAGGGAACTTCTTTCAATCGTCTTGGAGGCCCTTATGTGGGCACGTTTGTGTGCTTGGCTTAGCCGTCAATTTTTTAATATCACCCATAGCAGCCGGATTTGGAGTAGAAGTTCCACAGGCCGATATGAGCGTGATGATGCCCGTATTAATGGGTATGTTGGGTCTGGGCGGTCTCAGATCATTCGAGAAAACGAAAGGCGTAGCAAAATGAGTTTTAAGTTATCACAACGTAGTCGAGACAGATTGGAGGGCGTAGATGTCGGACTAATCGCAGTCGTTGACCATGCTATTGCCGTTACAAAAGTCGATTTTGGCGTAATTTGTGGCCTCCGAACCATCGAAGAACAACGAGAACTTGTTGCTAAAGGCGCAAGTAAAACGATGAAATCTAAGCATATTGGTGGTCACGCTGTGGACCTCATGGCCTATATTGGGGCAAGAGGTTCGTGGGAATTAAATTTATATGATGACCTTGCAGATGCCATGAAAGAGGGCGCTAAAGCTGCTGGAATTGGAGTTCGTTGGGGTGCCGCATGGCATATCCCAGACATCCGCGAGTGGGATGGTACAATGGAAGAAGCTATGAATGCGTACGTAGACTTACGTCGTAGTCAAGGCAAGCGGCCTTTTATTGATGGCCCTCACTTTGAATTGGTGGTGTAGTATGAAAACTACCGTAGAAGCTAGAGATACTGAAAGCGGTGTAGAACCAAAGCATACGGTGCATGTAGTTTGTGCACACTGCGGATACGATCTTGATGAAGCCGAACTTGAAGCAGATACTTGTTCTGATTGCGGTGCGTCATTAAATCTAAAGCAGCATGTAGCTATAGAAGTCACTACACTACCTCCTATCTTTGGCGAAAGTATGTAGGTGGATTATGGCTCTAAAGAAGTTAGTATTTAAACCCGGTATCAATAGAGAAGTAACACGCTACACCGATGAAGCGGGATGGTATGAGTGCGATAAAGTACGCTTCAGACAGGGCTTCCCCGAAAAAATAGGTGGTTGGCAACGTATCTCAGGAACTTCGTTTCTGGGAGTGTGTCGATCTTTATGGAACTGGGTTACTCTAGGTAGCATCAATCTTATTGGCGTTGGCACACACCTCAAGTTCTATTTAGAACAGGGTGGTGGGTACAATGACATTACGCCTATTCGTAGCACTACCGCTGCGGGAGACGTGACATTTGCGGCTACTAATGGGTCAGCAACTCTGACTATCACCGATGCAGGTCACGGCGCTCGTGAAAACGACTTTGTTACTTTTAGTGGCGCTGTATCGTTAGGCGGTAACATAACAGCCGACGTGTTAAATGCCGAGTATCAAATCGTAACAGTACCTGATGCAAACACATACACTATAACAGCTACAGCTACAGCTAACGCATCAGACACAGGCAACGGCGGGTCGTCAGTAGTTGGTACGTATCAAATACGTACGGGCGAACCGTACGAAGTCCCACTCTCTGGTTGGAGTGGTGGCACATGGGGTGCTGGTGTATGGGGTACAGGTGGTGTTTCTACTGAAGCTATACGTTTGTGGAGCCAAGCTAACTTTGGTGAAGACCTAGTATTTGGCCCTCGTGGGGGCGATATTTTCTACTGGGATGCTACAAACGGGGTAAATACACGTGGTGTTTACTTGTCATCTATTGGGGGTGCATCTAATGTACCTGTCTCGCAGAATTTGATTTTAGTATCAGATATAAACCGTTTTGTGTTTTGTTTTGGTACTAATGATGTTGGTAGTGCTACAGTTGATCCAATGCTCATCCGTTGGTCTGATCAAGAAAATGTAGCGCAGTGGACGCCAGCATCTACAAACCAAGCGGGGTCCTTGAGACTGTCACGGGGAACTGAGATAGTTGCGGCTAAACAAGCACGTCAAGAGGTCCTCGTTTGGACCAACTCTTCGCTGTATTCATTGCAGTACCAAGGTGCACCCGCTGTATGGGGCGCTCAGTTGGTCGGAGATAACATATCTATTGCTTCTCAAAACACTGTAGCTTTTGCTAGTGGTGTGGCTTTCTGGATGGGTAAAGATAAGTTCTATATGTACGATGGGCGTAGTCAACCACTCCCATGCAACGTGCGTCGTTACGTGTTTGAAGACTTTAATACATTGCAGTATGACCAAGTATTTGCAGGTACAAACGAAGCATTTCACGAAGTATGGTGGTTCTATTGCTCTACAAATAGCGAGACAGTAGACAAATATGTAGTGTTTAACTATCTCGAACAGACGTGGTATTACGGCACTTTAGCGCGTACAGCGTGGCTAGATTCTGGACTACGTGATTACCCTCTTGCGGCTACGTACAGCTATAACCTCGTAAATCATGAGCAAGGTACAGATGACAACCAAACAGGTACTCCTGCACCAATTGCAGCGACTATTACCTCTGGACAGTTTGATATAGACGATGGAGACAGGTTTGCGTTTGTATGGCGCATCATACCTGATGTCACATTTGAGGGGTCTACAGCTACATCCCCCAGTGCAACGATGACATTACTCCCCCTTGCTAACTCAGGGTCAGGTTATAACAGCCCGTATTCCGAAGGAGGCAGTGCAACAGGTACGGTAACACGTACGGCTACGGTGCCTATTGAGCAGTTTACAGGACAAGTAAATACACGTGTTCGTGGGCGACAAATGTCGATAGAAATGGCTTCTACTGACCTAGGAGTCAAATGGCAACTTGGATCGCCCAGAGTGGATATGCGTCCTGACGGGAGACGCTAATGGCTAATGACATTGAGCGGACAGAACCGCCTGCCTTACCTCTAGCGCCTGAAGAATACCAACGTCCGTTTATGGACCAAAATAGTAATGTTTTGCGGCTGTTCTTTAATCGGTTTATTAACTCGCTCAACAACCTATTTAGCACCGAAAGCGGGGGTAAGTTCTTATACATGCCTCGCGGTGCCTTTTATAGCACCCAAGACCAAACTGCTTCTAATGTTAATACAGGATATGCAGTTACGTTTAACAATACGGTATATAGCAGTGGGGTTACGCTCTCTAACAATAGCCGAATAAACGTCCAAAATGCTGGCACTTACAAGTTTGATGTGACGCTACAGCTTGAACATAACAATTCTAGTGAGACTCTTGTAACTGTATGGGAGCAGAAAAATGGCTCTGCAATAGCGTATTCGGGGCATATGTTTGATGTAAAAGGTAATGATGATTACGTTATACACTGGGGGTTTACTGTAGATTTAACCGCAGATGATTATATAGAGGTTTACTGGGCAACTGGAGACACACAGCTAAACTTGCATACAGAGGCAGCAACATCACCTCACCCCGGTGTGCCGTCGGCGTCCATTGATATATCATTTGTTAGCAACTCATAGTGTGTGCTTGCCTAATGTAACACACCGTCTATACTGGTTGGACCCTATAACAGGAGCGAACCATGACCTTTAATTTTTTAGAGTTGTTTAACGCTGTCGGCGCAGCGCAAAAAGTAGTCACTGACGACTTCATACCTGCCGAATCCCTTGAAACAGCTATAACTGAAGACGTGACAAATCTTGACAGTTTAGATGTAACATTAACTTTCTTTGTGCTTGGAGAGGCTTACGGCATCCCTGAAGACGAAGAACTCAATGAACAGTGGCCTTACGAAAGTGTGCAGTTGTTGAAAGAGTTCATCGAAGAGCACAAAACAAAAGACCCAGAAGACGAGTTTGACTCGATTAAAGCACTTGTGAAGGAGCTAGCATGATTTACATGACTCAGTGCCGCACAGCGTGCACAACCGATACTACTCTGATTGACGATATACCGTATCCCCAACATGCTCATATCTTGCCGAATACGTTTCGTAGAGCAAAGTCTGGGCTAAAGTACCCCCCACACGTGCTGATAGAAAGCCTCATTGATGACGAGTTGCGTAGCTATGTAGCTGACAACCCCGTCAAAGGTAAGACTGGATTTATCTTTGCCGCTGGTAATCAGGGCTGGATGGGCAACAACGGGCGGTATGACAAAAACCCTGATGCGCAACTGCATTACAAAGTCAAAGTACCGTTTATTGTGTTGACTAATATCTACGCAGGTCGGATTGCAAGTATGTTTGGCGTACACGATCACGTGTCAACAGACGCTAGTGCTTGCGCATCTAGCCTACATGTACTAATGAATATGCAAACATTGATGGATAACTACGGGTTTGATCGGGTTATTGTCTTTAGTGGTGAGGATAGTGTGAACAACCTTGTCCTAGAGTTTTTTGGTGAAGCGGGCGCTAGCTTGCAGTACAAAGACGAAGGAGAGCGCCAGCCCTCTGCGTTTGACGACAAGAACCAAGGATTTCATATTGGACAAGGCGCTGTAGTTGCTATATTTGAGAAAGAACACGCAGGTATGGCTGATCCTTTAGCTAAATTTGTCGGCGCGTATAGTTCCGCAGAGGACAGTACAAACCCTTTAGGGCAACGCGAAGACGGGTCGGGCTTTAGTAAAGCTATCGAAGGTGCATTATTTGTAGCCAAAGCACATCAAAATGATGTAAGGTTAGTTAAAACGCATGGAACTGGCACGCCAGTCAACAATGCTGCGGAAAAATCGGCACTCCTACGTTCTCTAAACGAGTTTGTAGCAACATCCTACAAACCACGTATTGGGCATACGATGGGTGCTAGCGGACTATTGGAGACTGGATTGTTGCTACGCGACCTAGAAAGCGGCTTTGTGCCGAAAATCCTAAATAGAACTCAGGATGATTCTGTGTTCTTGTCTTCTGACGCCCCCATCCCCGAGGGCCTAATGCTCAGCCTTGCCGCTGGCATGGGTAACATATACTCGGCTGCGTTGTTTTCACGGGAGGTGTAAAATGGAACTAGTTAATAGTAAGGAGAAATTGCTAAAAGGTCCTGAAATTGTTGCTATGTCCGCATACAACATGCCAGACCTAAAGTATCCAAAAGAAGTTGTACTAGCAGCAGTTGCCGCTGAGTTCACACTACCTAGAACCGATCTCGTGCAGATTGGTAATACTGTTTTTGTAGCCCATACGGGTAAGGGCAAGAACAAGAAGAAGATGGTAGGGCGAGCGTTTAACGTAGATACGGGCCGAAACTTTATTGTTAATGGCTTCAAGTATTTTACGTATTTACAGCAGAAAGGCATCACGCACTACACAACGGAGTTTTATGGACCTGTGTTTCTAAATGGCTTTAAGCTGTTTAAGCGCCGCGCAGACCAACAGGATACTGAGATTGCAATTGGTAAGTACAGAAATACCGATAAGTATGTGGTGTTCATGCGACTTGGTAAGAAGCCACTGATGCGAGGGTTGTAAATGAGTTTCATCGTTGACGCTGTAAAAGACGTAATAGACTGGGTTGCTGGTGCAGTCGAGGATGTTGTTGATTTTGTTTTCGATGAAATTGTAGAACCTGTTGTCAGCTTCGTTGGCGATACTGTAGAAGCCTTACTAGATGACCCCATAACAGCAATAGCTAAAGTGGTGGCTATAGCGACGGGGAACGCGTGGGCTATACCGTTAATTGACGGTGCTTCAACTGCCGCTAATGGCGGAGACCTTGGTGATGTAATTAAGTCTGTTGCTATATCTTATGTAGCAGGTGAGATTGGCGCAGAAGTTGCTCAGCATACTGCTCCATTTGTTGATGAGTTTATTGGCGAATCATTGAGTGCAGGTGTAAAAGAGTTAGCCGTATCAGCGATAACGCAAGGTACTGTTGGTGCTACACAAGCTATCCTGTACGGGGAAGACCCGTTTGAAGCATTTGTTAGAGGTGGCGTTACCGCTGCGGTATCCGCAGGTTTAGGTAAAATTGGTGAACAAATGGGTTGGGAGATGGAAGTCACTGACCCTGATACAGGTCAAACAACTACCCGAGCTATACCTACCGTGGTTCAAAACATGGTTGGCGCTGCGTTAACGGCAGAACTCACTGGGCAAGAAATCACACCAGAACTAATGGCTAATGCGTTTACACGCAGCCTGATAACAACTCAGCTTGTACGAGACTACATTGTAACTAACCCTGACGTTGGCGACCGTGAAATAGGGTATATAACCGCTGCGTTCCAACGTACTGCGGCTGTAGCTTTGTCTGGTGGTACTGGAGAAGAAGCTGCTGCTCAAATTATGGGTGTTATATCTGCCTATGGTATGGAAGAACTAGGCGATGTAATCAAAAACTCTGGAATAGGGGACTTTGTTGGAGACACACTAGATCGACTTTCTGGAGATTACCAAGAAGTAACTACACTTACTGATTTGCTAGACGAATTAGGCCCTAGGTATCAGGGAAACCTCGAAGAATACAATACGAAGTATGCTGAATTAGAAGAAGCGTGGAACGCTTTTAACGATACTAAAGACCGTATTCAAAGGCTTCAACAAGACATGAGGGAGTTTAATCCGAACAGTCAGATGTATCGGAGTATGCAGGCCGAGGTAGAGGAGTTAAGAGGTATTGGTGATACTGCACTCCAAGCGTATAACAACCTTATAGATCAAGGGTACGCAGACCGACTTAATGAACTTGCACCGCTAATTAACGCTGATGCTGAATCTATTATTGCAGCGCAAGACGACCTTATTGATGCACAAAATCAACTACAAACTACCGCTGATCGCCTTGATGGAGAGTTAACGACTGTATATAGCTCGACTGAAGCGTTGTTTGTTAACGCTATGAACCCCGGCTTTAACGCTACTGAGTATGCGTTGCTAAACAACTTACCAGATGACGTAGACCCATACACACATTTTCTAGCGGAAGGGCAACATAGCGACGTTTACACTAGCTACGAACAATACGACATCGCGTTAGCAAACGCACGTGATCTTGCAATGAATGAGATCATGTTTGGTGGGTTTGGTATTGAAGAAAACTCTGCGGTCTGGAATCTTTCTGACGCTGATCGGCAAGCACTGCAAACCATATTAAGAGAGAACGGATACGATTCACCTCAAGCCCTTAATGAGCTTCTTACAGCACCGGGCGAAGTCCAAGAAGCTGTGTTTAATCAATGGGTTGAAGCTATTGGGGCAAGTCAAACTCGTATTGTTAGTACGGGTGACGCGCTTACTCAAAACAACATAGACATACTAGCTGGGCAAGGCTAC